TAATTAGACAAGATACACTTCTCAAGACTATACTTGGTGTACCACAACTAATGCACACCGATAGGTTGGCAAAGGCGGATAGAGATGACCAAAGAAAAGATTGATAAAGCAGAAGCTGAAAAAGTTTTAATAACTAAAATTATGGTAGTTATTGGAATTATGTTGTTTGTAGGAATATTTTTTCAAAACCTTTGGGCAGACCAAATAGTTCATAAGTTTAAATCACCTAGTTTTAACGGCATGGGTACCAGCTCACACTATCTTACGATTGAAAACCAAGAGTTCTCAAGAAAATTAACCATTAAGGAAGAGATTAAGGCCTTACAGGATGAGATAGAAAGAGAAAAAGAAAACTCTACTCTTGCAAGATTTATGCGTAACCTAGAATCAAGAGTATATGCTGAGTTATCAAGACAGTTAGTAAATAACTTATTTGGCGAAACACCATCAAGTTCTGGAACCATAACATTAGAAGGTAATACTATAGAGTATACTAGCGATGGCGTAACATTAACTTTAAAGATAACGGAAGCAGATGGCACAGTTACAGAAATCACAATACCTATTGGTACTTTTACTTTCTAGTTGTTCTATATTTGATCAATACGAAGATACATACGAACAAAGATATAGTTCTAATAATGTAGTATCTATACAAGATTTACAGTCTAAAGAACTTAAAAACGTACCAATACCAGAAGTTAGTCCAGTAGTAGCGGTATACCCTACAGCATTTACAGATCAAACAGGACAAAGAAAAAGCAACAGCGAGTTTGCTTTATTTTCTACAGCTATCACCCAGCAACCAAACGCACTACTTATACGAGCTTTAAAACACGCAGGAGACGGTAACTTTTTTAGAGTTGTAGAAAGAGTTGGCTTAGATAATCTTACTAAAGAACGCCAGCTTATAAGGTCAGCAAGAGAACAAACAGCTACAGAAGAAGATAAAAACAAAGCTCTTAGACCATTATTATTTGCAGGTATCTTAATAGAAGGAGCTGTTATATCTTACGAAGCTAATTTAGAGTCTGGTGGCGTAGGAGCTAGGTATCTTGGTATTGGCAATAGCGTGCAATACAGAGAAGATAATATAACTGTTAGTTTACGTATGGTTTCTGTGGCTACAGGCGAAGTATTGTTAGAAGTATTAAGTCAAAAGACCATATTTAGCTATGGTAAATCTGAAGATGTATTTAGGTTTATTGAGGCTAATACTGAGCTAGTAGAAATAGAATTAGGTAACGCTAGAAATGAATCTTCTACCATAGCTTTGATGAAAGCTATAGAAGGTGCTGTCCTTGAACTGGTGCAAATAGGTTATAACAGAAAATATTGGGTTTTACAAAAACAAAATCAAGGAGTAAAATTAAATGATGAAGAAATTAATAAGCCTACTTGTGATGCTGAGTGCATGGACAAGTTACGCGGCTGACAACGAAATATATGTAGATCAGTCTGGTACTGGTGCGAATATAGACCTAGAACAATTAGGTATATCTAATATTATTGGTGGTTTAAATTCAACGGCTGGAAGCGTTAATGCTTTTGATTTGGATGGAAACACTATGACTTTAGACATCAACATGATTGGTGCAACTAATAAGTTTCTTGGTGATATATTTGCAGATAACTTCACAGGTTTATATAACTTTACTGGTGGTACAAACTCTTTTACTATTCAAGTAGATCCAACAGATACCTACAGTTCAGATGGCTCTAATCAAAACGTAGCTGTTACTGGTAGTGGTAATACATTTACTTTAAACCAAGGTACAACTGCAATAGCTGCATCACTAGATTTAGATTGGATTATTCAGGGATCTAATAACACAGTAACATCTAACATTAATATTGATGGTGCTACCAACTATATGGATATAGATGGTTCTGATAATACAGTAACTTATACAGGTACAGGGGTTAATGCTTCAGCAGGTGGATATTTCTACTTAGATCATACAGGTGGCTCGAGAACATTTAATATTCAACAACTGAGTACCCAAGATAATGACTGGCTCAAAATTATGTCAATCTCTGGCACTTCTGCTTCTACTGTTTGTGTCGTTCAAAACGATCAAGGTACAAGCACAAGCTGTTGATATTGGAGACATTTCTGAACTAAACGGTTCAGCCCAAATAGTAAGAGACAAACCCTACGATGCAAACTTAAAGTTTGCTATACAAAGTAATGATGAAGCCATAACTACTAATGGCAGAATGGCTATAACATTTCTTGATGACTCTGTTGTAAAATTAACTGAACACTCACAATTATTAATAGATGAATACATTTACGATCCTGATCCAAGCAAATCTAAAATGGCTATTACCTTTGGTCTTGGGACAGCACGCTTTATTACTGGCAATCTAAATCGTATAGATAAACAAAATATTACTCTTAAGACTCCTACAGCCAATATAGCTATAAGAGGTACAGACTTTACAGCCACAGTAGATGAGTTAGGCCGCAGTCTTATAATACTTTTACCAGATGCTTCAGGTTTATCTAGTGGCGAAATACTGGTAACTACAGCTATGGGTACTGTCACTCTTAATAAACCATATCAAGCTACAACTGTTAGCGTTTTTGAATCATCTCCTAGTAAACCCGTTATTTTAGATTTAACGCTAGATGTTATAGACAATATGCTTATTGTGACTCCTCCAAAAGAAGAGGTAGTTATAGAAGAAGAAAGTACAAATACACAAACAGATAGCGTATTAGATTTTAACGATCTTGATATAGATTATTTAGCAGATGATTATTTAAAAGAAGACAGTTTAGAATTTACAGAACTTGATATAAATTACCTAGATGTAAATTATCTTGAAGATTTGTTAAATGTACTAGATGCTTTAGCTGTAAGTGAAGATGAAGATCAACTAGCTCAAGCAACCAGCACACAAGTTAGTGGTACTTTACTAGGCAAGGATCCTGACACTCAAATAACTACAATTATTACAGGTAATGTTATTAGTCTACGCAGACAGGTAAACGAGTCTGTGCAATTAGACCTAGATGGTAGTACATCTTATACTGTTATCTTCATACAAGATGGCATATCAAATGTTATTAAGGTAAATGGAGGGAGTGACAGCGTTATTACTATCACTCAAAGTGATTAATGAAAAGATTATTATTACCTATACTTATATTACTATCACTACCTTTAATATTTCAAAGCACACCTACAGAAATACTTAAGTTAAAAATATTTGATGCTTTTGTTACAACACCAAAGCCAAGTGGTAACTTTGTCATACTTAACATAACCGAAGAAGATGTAGAACGAGAGGGCGGTTGGCCATTACCTAGACAAAGACTTGCACAAATACAAGCAGACTTAATTAACAAAGGTGCAGTAGGCATTGGTTGGGTTGTATCCTTTCCACAACCAGATCGCATGGGTGGTGATGAGGTTTTTGCAGAAGCATTAGGTTATGCACCTTCTGTTATAGCAATGTTTGAAGATGGCAAAGGTAACTTTCCTGCATCACCAGGTACGGTTGTTATGGGTAATAATAATGGTGGTATACTTAGTTCGGGAGTAAAACAAAACCAGCCTCTATTAGCAAATAACACGCTAACTGGTTTAGCTATTGCTCCCACTGATGTAGATCAACTTGTAAGAAGAATACCTCTTTTAGTCAAAACACCTAACAATGAATGGATACCTAGTTTTGGTACACAAATATATAAGGCTTTGTTTAATGTAAAAACCTACATTATAAAAACCAATGATAATGGTATAGAGGAAATATCAATCAGAGGAATACCACCAATTAAGACGGATAGCCTTGGTCGTAAATGGATCAGTTGGGTAGATACACCACAAACTGATTTAAAAGAAATGAATGTTGCAGGTAAGTTTGTTTTTGTTGGCGTAACTGCTAACGGAGTGATGCCACAAGTTGCAACTCCAGTTGGTTTATTAGAACCACATAAGATTCAAGCAGCATTATCTGAGTCAATCTTGATACAAAACTCTCCAATAATTCCAGATTTTGCCTTAGCTTTGGAAATTTTAATTTTTGGAATTTTTGTGTCATTGACATGGCTTGTAATAAATTATCTTGGTGTAACTAAGGGCGTAAGTATAGCTGTGATTTTGCTTTTAACCACAGGCTTTACAGGAGCTTACAGCATTCAGAAGGGTTATTTAATAGATTTTTCGTGGACTTTTATATCACAATTTATAACTGGAGCTATTGCCTTCTATATAAACTTTAGAAAACAGTTTAAGTTACGTCAATTAATTAAAAAACAATTTGAACATTATCTTGATCCAAGACAAGTTAAACAACTACAAGATAATCCTAATCTATTAAAACTTGGTGGCGAAAAAAGATACGCTACATTTTTGTTTACAGATGTTAGAGGCTTTACCAGTCTTTCAGAAAAACTAAAACCAGAAGAAGTTACTGAGATAATGAACAAAGCATTAACAGTACAAGTAGAATGCGTACAAAAAAATGGAGGCATGGTAGATAAATTTATTGGTGATGCTTGCATGGCTATATTCTCAGCACCTTTAGATTTAGAAGATCACGAAGACAAAGCAGTAAAGACTGCTATCGAAATGCAGGATCGTATAAAAGAACTTAATAAAGAATTATCACATGAGATTGCTATTGGGGTGGGAGTAAATACTGGTACAGCTGTGGTAGGTAACATGGGATCTGATACTAGATTTGACTTTTCAGCTATCGGAGACTGCGTAAATATAGCAGCTAGACTTGAGTCTGGTACAAAAGAAGCTGGAGTTGATATACTTATAGGAGAAGAGACTGCCAAAAACTGTAGTTTTGAGTTAAAATCTTTAGAAGCAATTAAAGTTAAAGGTAAAGAAAAATCTTTAAACGTATATACAATTTGAGGAAAGATATGGCAACAGCAAAAGACGCACTTACTGCAATAGAATCTCATGAAAGAGAATGCAAAGCATTATATAAAAGTATTGATAAAAGACTAGAAGACGGTGCAAAGCGTTTTGATAAGCTAGAGAATATGATTTGGGCTGTGTATCCATTCATACTAGTATCAATAGTTTTGTCGCAGGTTATTAGTTAATGTCTAAAGTTTTGATAGGAATTATAGTAGTTATGGGATTAGCTACTTATTTACTATGGAATGAAAACTCTAAACTTTCTGCTCTTAATCAAGCTTTTGAACTAAGAAACCAAGAACAAAGGTTAGCAATAGAATCATTACAAAATGATTTTGCTTTACAAACATCGAGCTTACTAGACTTACAAAGTAGAAATCAAGAGATTCAACAAGAGATGTCAAGATACCTTGACATATTTAAACGACATAACTTAACTAAATTAGCCGCAGCTAAACCAGGTTTGATTGAACCAAGAGTAAACAAAGGAACTAAAGATGTATTTGATAGCATTGAAGAAGACAGCCGTAACATTGACAGTCTTGATGATGGCTTGCAGTTGCAGCCTGATACCAAGTAAACAACAGGTTGAGGTTATATCTAAACCTATAGAAAGAACTATAGTTCAACCCGTAATGCCTAGAGAAATAGATCTAAAAGATCCGTATTGGTATGTAGTGTCAGATAAAAATTTAGAAGAGTTCTTAGCAAGAGTTGAGAAAGACCAAGGTCAAGTGGTATTCTTAGCTATGTCTGTGCCCGATTACGAGCTCATGTCATATAATATGCAGGAATTAAAGAGGTATATAAATGAACTTAAAGAAGTTGTTGTCTATTACAAAAAAGTTACTACAAAAGAAGGGGAGTAAAAATATGAATATATCGCAAGAAGGATTAAGTTTAATTAAAAAGTTTGAAGGTGTTGAATACAATGCTTACAAATGTGCAGCAGGCGTATGGACAATAGGATATGGTCATACTGCTGGAGTTAAAGAAGGTGATTTAGTTTGTCAAAAAGAAGCAGAAGAAATATTAGATCAAGATATAAAAGAGTTTGAAGGTTATGTTAAAGATAGCGTTACTGTTGATCTTGATCAAAATCAATTTGATGCTTTAGTATCTTGGGTATTTAACCTAGGGCCTGCTAACTTAAAAGCCTCAACCATGCTTAAAGTGTTAAACAATAAAGAATATGATGATGTTCCAGCTCAAATAAAGCGTTGGAATAAAGCAGGCGGTAAGGTTTTACAAGGACTTATCAGACGTAGAGAGGCAGAAGCCTTACTATTTGAAGGTAAGGAATGGCACGAGGTTTAATATGCCGTTAAGTAAATTACAATTTACCCCAGGAATCAATAAAGAGATGACTGATCTTGTAGATAAAGGCGGTTGGGCTGACGGTAATTTAGTTAGATTTAGAAAAGGATTACCAGAAAAAATAGGAGGTTGGGAAAAATCAAACAACAACTCTTACTTAGGAACAGGCAGAGCACTGTTAGCATGGGTTGATTTAGACTCTACAAAGTATATGGGACTAGGAACAACTTTTAAATATTACGTTAATCTTGGATCAAATTATTTTGATGTAACACCTATTAGAGCCACGACTACTAATGGTATTGTTTTTTCTGCTACTAACGGCAGTGCAACTATAACCGCAACTGACAATGCACATGGAGCTGTAGTAAATGATTTTGTAACTATTAGTGGTGCAGTAAGTCTTGGCGGTAACATAACAGCAACAGTTTTAAATAAAGAGTATCAAATAACTTCTATACCAAGTGCAGATACA